ATAAGCTAGGAAGTTAGCTGCCGTAAAGAATGTTTCTGCGTTGTTTGAAGTTGGTTTGCCAAAAGTGGAAACTAATTGATTTTCGTTACTGATGAGGAATTTTTCGCCAACTGGACCCCAGCGAAATACACCAGCGATAGCGCCAGTGGCTGTGGCAACACCTGGAACGACCGTAGTTAGGTCGATTTCAGATACATTAACGCCAGGACTTACTTGATATGCCATTGATATCTCCTTTTCGAAATTATGTGCTCGAGCGAACTGCGTATTATTTCAATTATTTATAAAAAGGCATCCTCTACCTCGTCGTTCATCCATCCTCGAACTCTGGGTGCCTCGACAATCTCTTCTGCAGTAATACCGTTGTCAAAAAACCCAAAAGGAGTTAGTTCTTGTAAGATTTCTTCTTCTGATTTCTCGCGGAGTTTCGCAAGTGTATTTATGTTGGTATACTCTTTGAAGTAGGTTTGATCTGAAAGCCAAGCAAACAGAACCAATCCCATCACCATGTCATCGTTTTTACCAGGTTCAGCCTCGTAAGAAACACCTTTTCTAGAGAACGTTGACAGCTCATTGATTGTATTAAAATCATTTACGATCAGCTGATTTTGTTCTATTAACAGTTTTAGGATTGAACATCCAACAGACTTAACCGACTTGGTTGTTCTGATACCTTTATCAATGTTGCTGCCGAAACCAGAGGTGATTCTTTTACCGCTTCTACCCGCTGACTCGGTGAACAATACGTTCTCGTACTCAAAATCAAAATGTAGCGAGGTAGATACCTGCTCTCCGATGTCATTGATTTCAACCAAAACAGCTGCATTGTTATAGGATTTACAAACCCTATGAATCACATCAGCATAGTCGATTGGTGAGATAAGGTTGTTTTTGTAGGCACAAACCTGTTCGTAAGGCATCTTAGTTACATCTAGAATGCTGAACGCTGAATAGTCTAGACCTTTACCTCTTGACACGTCAACAATGGAAACGTAGGATCGATTTTTAACTGACTGTTTGTAAAGGTACAAACCGTCTTTGTTCATCAGAGGAGTTTGATGCACCAATTCTTTCAGTTTCCAACCAGCGATCAGCGTACCAGAGCTACCTAAAAACTCAACGCAATACTCCTGCTCGAACTTCTCGGTATCAAAATTCATAGCAGATAGAGTGTCTTTTCTCCAATCCTCGTCGCGACCCGGAACGTCATACCACATAACCTTGATTGGTTTGTAGTTGTTACGTTTTTCAGCTGCGTTTTGCCAGATCTGATAGAAGTGATTCAATCCATTTGGTGTAGAAACCAGAACGATCTTAGACTCAGTACCTGATGAAATAGTAGGATACACTGAGGTAAAGAACTCATTCCAGTTCTCAATGAACGCAGCTTCGTCAATGAACAGTAGGTTGATAGAGAAACCACGGATGTTATTAGAAGAAGTAGCAGCTGCGATTACTCGGCTGTTGTTTTCAAGCTCGAAAGAACCTTTGTTCCATTCCTTTACACCCTGCTGCAGCCACTTAGGAAGATGTTGATAAGCCAGCTGAATACGACCAAGAATTTCTCTAGCAGTTTCACCTTTGTTAGCTAGGAGAGCTACGGTTTTATCAGCATGAAAGATGATGTACCATAGGATGAAGCCGCAGGTTGTGGTTGACTTACCAGCCTGACGTGCCGTTGCAATGACTGTGTATCTTTCACCAGCCATCGTCTTAAGCATGTTTTCCTGGTAAGGATAAGGAATGAAGTTTATAAGACCCTTGTTGATGTTGATGATCTTCATGTATTTGGTCACAAAGTACACAACATCTTCTTTACATTTAATGTATTCCTGGACCAGATCAGGAGTCCAGTTTACAGAAACACCACTACGCTTTAGGTTTGGGTTACCAAGGTAGCTTTTAAAGTTGTTAATCTCACTCATTATCAGTCTTTCGATTCTTCACCTTTATCATCATACTTCTTTTCAATCTTGATGTGTTTTGGATTGAAGATCACGTGATTGGTTGGTTTGGTCTTAGCTTTACCTTCGATGTCGCCGTGATATGAAACACCATGAATGCCGGCACGATTCAAAGTGTTGGAAGCTGACTCGCTTGATTCAATTCTGTTTGCTCCACCATCTTGGCTTACCTTGCGAAGATGGTGGAAAACATGACGTGCCTCTGGGTCGGGTTTGTTATCCCAATCAAAGTCAGGCGCTACTTTCTTCAACGCTTTCTGTACATGACTTGATTGATCACTGACTTTCTTATGCCAATGCATCATTTTTTTGGGATCAGATGTAACTTTTAACTTGTAAAGTTTACCACCTCCCTTCATATCACGATAATGCTCGCCGACTTCACGATGGCTGCTTACATAGATACCAGAACCATAAGCAGCTCCTCCCTCGCCCGTATGCGCAGTGTTTTTTCTTGAGAACTCATTGAACGAATGAGGCGAGCCGTGCCAAGCTTCGATTTCTTCTGATATGAATTGGGAAAACTTTAACATCTCTAGCCTTTCTTCATGTCTTCAATCATTTTCTGTAGTTCGGAAGTCGATCCAACGAAAAGATTGTTTGTAACGTGTTTCTTTGCTTCTTCGTCCTGAGGCATATCAGCCTTATCAATTGTTCTTATTTCTTTTTGTAGATCAAGCAGCTGTTTGTTTGCAGCTATCATAGAGTCCATAAGCTTGGCTAAGACTTCGAATGCTCTTGGGTTTTGCGACTGATCCGCGATGACAGACAGTTTAGCGATCGCGTCATTACCATTCTCAACCACCTCGCGTATGTTCGCGCGCGCGAAAGTAAAGTCTTCCTTCGCCGAGTCATTGCGAGCATTATTGACGATAGTCGAAACAGCCTTGCTATAATCAGCGGTCGCCATTGGTCCAAGATTCAACGCTCTGTTTATGGGGTTATCGTCATCATTGTTCATAATTTAAGATTCCGTGATCGTAGTTACATAACCAAAGTCATCCGTCGCTATAATATCGGCAACAGGTATTGATAGAGAAGCATTGGATGTTGGCTGACCGTTTGCAGTCAGACCTGGCTGAATCTGAATGTAAGCTACTGCAGGAATTGCATTCACAGAAGCTGCTATTTGAGATGAGTTAGCTATGAACAAACCAGTGTTTGAGCTGTAGATTTGAGAAAACACAGAGCTATTAGCTATGAAGAACTCTGTATTGGCATACTTGATTACTTTATTTTTCTTTACTGGACCGTAGATGTAACCTTTCATTGTAAAGTCTAGAGTCCATACAAGCGATCTGCGTTCTTTGAAATCACCCTCATACACATCCTCTAGATTCACAGTATTCAATACAACCGGAATGTCCATAGTAACATTCATCTCTGGAATCAGATGAACAGATGTAGTCCAGTCTGGTGTGAAATAAGGAAGGATTTGTTCAACGATTTTGTTACCGTCTTCAGCATTTTTTACAAGGATTGAAAGCCTGAACCCTATGTTATAAGGTACAGGCGAATACTGATACTTGTTATTTTCTTTGTTGTCTGGATCAACTACAGCGATACGATTGACAGTTTGTAGTTTTCTTGAACCGTCGTAGTTGAATCCGGTCATCTCAAAAGCCATCATCGGCTGCGGGTATGTGGCTGTTTGTCTGTCGATGTTTGGATCCTGAGTCACACGAGTCAACATCTTTTCTTTAGGACCGTAGGTGATCGGCACTCTTTCTATGAATGTTATCTCACCAGCACTGTCCGTTCTGGTGATGTAGATGTTATTAAACAAAGTTCCGAAAAGAATGATGTATTTACGAATGCTTGAGAAGTAAAATGGTGTTGTCGAGAACATTAAACGTTACCTTCGCTGAAAGGATCAGTTTCGGTGAAGTCGATAAAGTCATCTGAACCGATATCAAAATTATCAGAGCCTGACTGAATCACTTCGTTGTCTTCAGCAGGATTGATTGTCGAAAGATCATAAGACTCAGTTACCAGATAAGCTTCATCCTGATCCTGCAAGTAATCACCGTTTTCATCCATTAGAGCATAATCCAGGATGTTGGTTGAGAACTTGCTTTGAAGAATATCAATCTCAGGGATACCAGTGTTGAACTGTTCGTTGCTGTATTCAAACAGCTCGCAGGTCAGTTCCCAAGTCTGCAGTGCGCCGAACTGATAGAACATCTCGAACTTGTTGACATACTTGATCTGGAAACATTTGCGGTTCAGAGGGAAATAAATCAAGTCGCCTTCGTTTGGTCTAACCTGATCGGTGATTATCGCAACTTCTTGATTGAAAGTTCTTTGGGCAATGCTGAAGACAACCTGATCGCGAATCTGCAGACCAAACTTGGACATAAAGTTGCCATCACCCGAGAAACCATCGATGGATTTGATGTAAAGCTCAACCATAATAGCTTGGTTGTATTGTGATGAGTCATCTGCTCCCATTAACTTATCATAGTTACCAAGAACACGAGGAATGTACATCATGTCCTCGCCGTATATGCGAATCGACTCGATGATCAGATCTTCGTAGAGACCTTGTTCGTTACTGGCAGAGAAATTATTGAAGTAGAAATTAGTTGCCATATGAATACATCAACCCAACATATCCGTCACAGGCAACGAATAACTGAAAATCATTTCACGTTCAAGATCGGCTCTCTCTTGAGTCGCGTCGTTGTAGATCTTCTCGCCATTGAACTGAACTCCGCCTGGTAGTGTCATGCCTGTGAACTTGGTTAGGTTGGCACCCCACTGCTGTTTGATCAAGCAGGATGCGTAACGCTGAAGCCAACGATCACCCCATGCTTTGGTGAATACATCAGGATCAACAATCTGATACGCTTCGGCGACGATGAAATCACCGTCGTTTATGATGTTCCAGTCCATATCAACATACAAACGATTCATATGGCGGTTGTAGCGAATAGGCTGCTGACCTACCAGCATTTGCTCCAAAAATTGAATGTGTGTCATAGCCATGTAGTAAGGAACCATCGATACGCTGGTTAACGTATACAGGTCGTTCAATGCGATCTGATAACGGATGTTAAAAAGGTTGTTGGTGTTCAGTGCCTGACCGATTGGAAACAGATTGACAACGCCGATAACGTTCTCAGGCATAGGAACATAGCGATCTGTTTTTGTTTGGGATGTAACCTGATACTTGTAGTAGATCTTCTCAGCACCATCAAAGTGATAGTCCCAAAAATACAGCAGTGCTTCGTCGATACGATCTTCAACTTGATCGTCATCGACGTTAATCTCAATCACTGGCTTGCCGAGTTTACGAAGACAATACTCTTTGAAAGTTGCTCTTGATGATGGAACTGCCATTTGATACACCCATGGGTTTTGATTCTATTTATAATACTAGAATTGGAACATACTACCTCACCAATGCATTTTGTAACATCGACATTTCCCTCAAAACCCTACTATTTAACTGTTCGATTGATTCGTTCATTACTCTGTCAGCACCCGATTCAAGAAACCTTGCGCTCGATGCTCGGAGCGTTCTATTGATTGTTGTGTTTAGAATCCGCAGAATCTCAGCTGGTGTTTCTCTAGAAGCATAAACTCCTTGCCATGCAACAAACTCGCTGTCAATGTCCATCTCTCTCCAAGTAGAGATATCTACAGCAGATCTGCTTCTCTCAGCTGATGTTACTGCAAAAGCTCTCGCAGTTCCAGCTCTATGGTGTTGCATACCAACAAGATTTGAATCAAACATCATTGTTATCCTACCACCAATCAGATCAGTAGCTGCTGAAGAGCCGCCGCTGTAAGGAACAGCAATCATTTCTATGTTGGTTGCTTTTAAAAACAATGATGCTGCTATCTGCAAGGTTCCACCGCCGCTGCTGGTGCCGTAATGGTAGAAACCTGGTTTTTGCCTTACTAACTCAACTAATTCTTTTGCATTTGTGGCAGGAACATTGTTAGCAACCATCATAACCATTGCAGACTCAATCACATTAGCAACAGGAACAAGTCTACCTATCACATCAACTTCTGGATTATTGCTAAAAAATCTGTTCGCTAGAATACCATTAGAAGAAAATAGAAGCACATGTCCATCAGGTCGTTGTTGTAACACATGATTAGATCCAATAGAACCTAAAGCTCCTGGTCTATTTTCGACTACAACAGTCAATCCTTCGTGTTTGTTGAGTTCTTGCGCTAAGATTCTGGCTGTAACGTC